GGGCGAACGAAGCCCGGCTTTTGCCCCGAAAAAATCAAAAATAAATTTACCATTTCGTTACGCACAGCGGGAAAGGAGGCAGGAATGGAACAGAATCTGAGAACTGAAAAGCGAAAACTGGGAGCGTTAATCGCTGCGGATTACAATCCACGAAAGGCACTGACCCCGGACGATGCAGAATACCAGAAGATAAAACGAAGCATTGAGGAATTCGGATATGTCGACCCCATCATCATAAACGAGGATGGAACAATCATAGGCGGCCACCAGAGATGCACGGTACTCAAAGACCTCGGATACGAGGAAGTAGATGTTGTCGTGGTTTCACTGGATAAGCAGAAGGAAAAGGCTCTGAACATCGCATTGAACAAAATCACAGGCGAATGGGATGAGTTGAAATTGAAAGACCTCCTGCTCGGCTTAGACCTCGGAGATTACGATATATCACTGACAGGCTTCGAGCAGCAAGACCTCACCGAACTGGTAGACAGGCTTGCGATAGAGCCGGAGGCGGCAGATGATGACTTCGATGAGGACGAAGCACTGGAGCAGGTGTCAGAACCAGTCACCAAGAGGGGCGACATTTGGATACTTGGCAGGCACAGGCTAATGTGCGGCGACAGTACAGACGAGGGGGAACTGGCAGAACTCATGAATGGAGAGATGGCAGACCTCGTGGTAACAGACCCGCCATACAATGTCAACTATGGAGACAAGGCAGAGTTCCTGGAAAATTACCTAGAGGGTAAGGGGCACAGGATAACCAGTACCATAAAGAATGACAATATGGATAATCTGAGTTTCTATGAATTCATGCTGTCGGTTTACCAATCTGCATATGAATTCATGAGGGCAGGTGCCGCAATTTATGTGTTCCACGCAGAGAGCACGGGCCACATCTTCAGACAGGCATTCCTTGATGCAGGATTGAAACTCGCCCAGTGTCTGATATGGGAGAAAAACTCCTTCGTGCTTGGCAGGCAGGACTACCAGTGGAGGCACGAGCCAGTCCTATACGGTTGGAAAGAGGGAGCGGCACATTACTTCATCAACGACAGGACACAGGATACCGTGATACTGGAAGATGATATAGACTTCAATGCCATGAAGAAAAACGAACTGGTGGCATACCTCGAAGAACTCCGCAGGAAATACCAGAACCAGACATCGGTAATCTACGAAAACAAGCCTACAAGGAATGACATACACCCAACAATGAAACCAATCGCACTTGTGGGAAAATTCATAACCAACTCCAGTAAGTCCGGGTGGAATGTGCTCGACCTATTCGGAGGGAGCGGCAGCACCCTAATGGCCGCAGAGCAACTGGGAAGGACAGCCTTTCTGATGGAACTCGATGAGAGGTTCTGCGATGTAATCGTAAAGCGTTGGGAGGATTACACCGGGCAGAAGGCTGAGAGAATCCCGGCAGGAGATGCCCAGTAATATGGCGGGCGAACAAAAGGAAGAACAGAAAAGCACTGGCTACTACAGAGTAGAAGTCATTGCATCCCTGTTCGGTGTCACGGTGCGGAGGGTGCAGCAACTGACACAGGAAGGAATAATATCAACAACCAGGACAGCCGATGGAAATCGGTACGAGTTAGCACCGACCATACAGAAGTATGTGAAATACCTTTCAGACAAGGCATACGGAAAGAGCAAATCCGAAAAGGAAGTGGAACTCCGTGAGCAGAAACTGCAGGCAGAGATAGCACTGAAGGAGTCGCAGGGGGAGATGCACCGACTGAAAACAGAGATTGCATCCGGGAAATACATCGATATCGAGGAGGTAAAGATGGATTATTCACGGTTCTTTGTGGTTTTCAAAAGGTTTGCACTTTCACTTCCGAGCAGGCTCACAGGGCGGATCAGTGGAATGGTCGACCCGACAGAGGTTCGTAGGATAGAGAAAGACCTCAACGAAGAAATCATCAGACTTATGGAGAACTTCGTGGTGGCAGGGGTCGAACCTGGGGAAATAAAAAAGCGTGGCAAGAAATCCGTTTCGTAGGTACGAGGTCACAGCATACCAGAAGGAGGCACTTGCATATCTCAAGCCACCAGAGAACATCACAGTGTCCCAGTGGGCAGACAAGTACCGCATACTGGATGCAAAGACATCTGCAATGCCGGGACCATGGAGAACCGACCAGACACCATACCTCAAAGGAATCATGGATGAATTCAACAACCATGAAACCGAGGAAATCATCTATGTAAAGCCGACACAGGTCGGTGGAACAGAGTGCCTGCAGAATATGACAGGGTACATCATACAACAGGACCCCGCACCGACAATGATAGTGTACCCGACAGACAAACTGGCAGAATCCATATCGGAGAACAGACTCGTGCCGATGATAAAGGCGGCACCGACACTGAAAAAAAGGTACAGGGAAAGCGAATCATCGAGACTGGAGCTGCAGTTTGACGGAATGTACCTCACACTGGCAGGCTCAAACTCACCATCAAGCCTTGCGAGCAAGGCAATCAGATACCTGTTTCTTGACGAGGTGGACAAATACCCAGGAGCGTCAAGGAAGGAGGCTGACCCGATAAGCCTTGCAAGGGAGAGGACAAAGACATTCCACAACAGGAAGATATTCGTAACGAGTACACCGACACTGAAAAGCGGGCACATTTGGAAGGCAATGGAGGAGGCTGACATTGTAAAGCATTTCTTTGTGCCATGCCCGCACTGCGGTGAATACATAGAACTGAAATGGGCACAGGTCACATTCCCGAACGAGGACGGAATGAACTTCGCAGACAGGGCAGAGTTTGCGAACTATGTCTGCCAGGAATGCGGGTGCATCATCACAGACCAGGACAAGCCGAATATGCTTCGGTATGGGGAATGGAGGACGGTAAAGGAAAACACCAAATTCGTCCGCAAGGTCGCCTTTTGGATGAACACCCTATACAGTCCGTTCGTCCGTTTTTCAGAAGTAGTAAAGGAATTCCTTCAGAGCAAGGATGACCCAGAGAAACTGCAGAACTTTGTAAACTCATGGCTTGCCGAACCATGGGAGGATACAAAGCTGAAAACCAATGCGGACCTTGTCATGGAAAGACAGACCGATGTGGAAGAATTCATCGTGCCGGAGTGGACAAAGATGCTCACAGCCGGAGTCGATGTGCAGGAAAACTGCCTGTACTGGTCAATCAGAGCATGGGGGAATTACCTCACGAGCCAGAACATAACACACGGACAGGCTTATTCATTCCAGGAGGTGGCAAGGATAATGAACCTCGAATACCGTATGCCGGACGGAACACCGCTCGTGGTCGCACTGGCACTGGTAGACTCCGGAAACGAAGCCGACAGTGTGTATGACTTCTGTGCCGACAATTCGGAATGGGCACTGCCGAGCAAAGGCTCATCAAACCCGATGCTCTCGCATTACAAGCTGTCGAAAATCAACAAAGCAGACAGCAAGGCATACGGAATGAACCTCGTGCTTGTCGACACCGGGAAGTACAAGGACATGATAGCCGGACGAATGCAGAGAAAGAACGGCAGCGGATCATGGATGGTATTCGCAGGGTGCGACCGTGAATATGCCGAGCAGGTCACTGCAGAGCACAAGGTCAATGTCCGAACCAACAATGGAAAATACAAGCAGGAGTGGGTGCAGAAAACATCCCACGCAGACAACCACTACCTCGACTGCGAGGTGTACGCAATGGCGGCCGCAGACGTACTCGGAGTAAGGACGCTGCACTTAAACGAGGTGCAGGAAGCACCAAAGGAGCAGCCTGCACAGGAACAGCACTATGCTCCCGAGGAAAACTGGATAAGCCAGAACGAAGGAAAATGGATATAAGGAGGCAGACATGGCAGTAGAGAGCAACTACACAGCAAAGGAAATGCTGACAGAAGTAAACAATGCAATATATGCCGTGCTTGTTGGCGGCCAGTCCTACAAAATAGGAACAAGGCAACTGACACGTGCGGACCTCAGCCTGCTCTATGACATGAAGAACGACCTCACAGCACAGATAGCAGCGGAAGGCGACAGCCGACTACTGGATGACACCTATGTCGCTGTATTTGATGGGAGGTAGGAGCATGAACTGGCTAGACGGAATCATCGGCTTCATATCCCCGGAATGGGGAGCGAGGAGGGAGGCATGGCGGCAGAACTTAAACGAAATGCGGAACTATGATGCCGGGGATTACTCAAGAGGTAATGCCAACTGGAGGGTAATCAACCAGTCGGCTGAATTCACGGACAGGTACAGCCGTGACAATGTCCGGGCGAGGGCAAGGGACTTGGAGCGAAACTCCGACATGATGAACTCAATCGTCCGAGCATACACAAGGAACGTCATAGGCGGGGGATACACCCTGCAGGCAAAGACATCAAATGAAACATTAAACCGAACCATTGAAAAGGCTTGGAAGAAATGGTGCAAAAAGCAGAACTGTGACGTGACAGGAACGCAGTCCTTCAACCAGATTATGAGAATGTGTGAAAAGCGGAAAAAGGTGGACGGTGGAATCGTTATCGTGAAAAGGTACACGAGGGACGGATACCTCCCATTCAAACTTCAGACATTCGAGGTGGACGAACTGGACAACTCACAGATGCAGCCAAAACACAAAGGGAACAAAGTGGTGGGCGGCATCGAAATGAATGAATACAACAAACCAATCGGATACTGGATAAGACAGTACAACATAGACGGAGTGGCAATCTTGAATCCAATCTACCTGGATGCCAAGGATGTCATTTTTTTATATTCAAAAACAAGACCGTCACAGGTGCGTGAAATTTCAGACATGAGTCCGACAATCACCAGGATAAGGGATGCAAATGAATTCATGGTGGCGGTATCCGTCAAGGAAAGAATAGCCGCCTGCCTTTCAGTGTTCATTAAAAAGCAACTGCCGACCACAGGCATAGGCAGGACAGGCGGTGTGCAACAGGGACCGATGCAGGACTACCAGGGAAAGAGCATCTCTCCGGGCATGATAAAGGAGTTGAATGCAGGCGATGAAATACAGGTGGTTAATCCGACAGGGCAGGCAACGGATGCGGCAAGCTACATCGAACTGCAACAGAGGATGGTCGCTGCAGGACAGGGTGTCAGCTATGAAGCGACAAGCCGTGATATGTCAAAGAGCAATTACTCGTCCACAAGACAAGGCATCATAGAGGATGATATGACCTACGCAGAGGAAAAAGAACTTCTGATGGAGGCTATGGACGAAATCTATGAGACATTCATCATTTCGTTATGGCTCGCAGGCGAAATCCAGGCAAAAGACTTCTGGGACAACAAGGACGAATACTTCGAACATACATGGGTGGTCGCACCTAAAAAGTGGATTGACCCACAAAAGGAAGCGAATGCAAACAAAATAGCCTTGAACACAGGGCAAAAGACATTCAAACAGATTGCTGCGGAACAAGGCAGGGACTGGAAGGAACATATCGATGATATGGCAGAGGTACTCGAATATGCAAAATCAAAGGGTATCGACTTAGGAGGTGTTATATTTGACCAGACAGCGGCAGAACTCTACGAGGATGAGGAGGACAAAGAAACCAACCTCGCTGACGAGGGCACAGGAAACGAAACAGGAGAAGAAACAGAAGAATCCGGCACAGGGGATGAGGGAGAAACCGAAACAGGTAACGAGGGAACTGATAGCGAATAACATCAGAGCCATGGAAGGCGAGGGAAATGAAAGAAAATTCATCCTGTCCTTTTCCTCGGAAGAACCATACGAACGGTACTGGGGCATAGAAATCCTCGACCATTCGGATGGGGCGGTAGACCTCACCCGGATAAACGAAATCGGGTGTATGCTGTTCAACCACAACCGTGACAAAGTCATTGGCAAAATCAACCGTGCATGGATTGAGAACAACAGGGGAATGGCAGAAGTGGAGTTTGATAATGATGCAGACTCCGAAATCATCTATCAGAAGGTGGCAAGTGGAACGCTCAAGGGTGTGTCGGTAGGCTACCAGATAGACACATGGGAGGAAGTAATGCCCAACAAGCAGTCGACAGATGGCAGGTTCACAGGACCGGCAGACATCGCAAGAAAGTGGACACCTTACGAAATATCAATCGTGAGTGTGCCTGCGGACCCAACGGTCGGTGTCGGCAGAGAACTGGAGGAAACCGAACAGGGAACGCAGATCCGCTCACTGGACTGGTATGAAAGGCAACTTCAAATAAACAAAAATATCATTCAAGGAGGTAACCAGTAATGAACAAAAAGCAGCAGAGACAACAGAAGATGCTCCGTCAGCAGGCTATCGTCAATGCAGCCAAGACCGCAGGTCGTGACTTGACTGCGGAGGAACAGGCAGAATTCGACACCCTCCAGAGGGAAATCGAAACACTCAACTCTGAAATCGAAGCAGAGGAAAGACAGGCTGCAGGACATGAGCAGACACCGCCACAGGCCGCAGGTGCGACACCACAGGCAGGCGGGGAGGCAGACACCCAGAGGGCTGTCGCAGAGGAAAGAGAGAGAATCAGAAACATCAGTGCATTGTGCCGTGATTTTGGGTTGGAGGCAGATACTTACATCCAGAATGGCAGCACCGTGGATGCGGTAAGGGAGGCGGCACTCGAACACATCAGACAGCATGGTGCACCAGTACCTGCGAGGGGAACGGCAACCGTGACAGAGAGTGCGGAGGATAAATTCAGAGCCGCAGCCGCAGATGCACTCGTGATGAGAAGCGGAATGGAACTCCAGAACCCTGCCGAGGGTGCAAGACAGATGATGGGAATGACACTCCGTGACCTTGCCATTGAATGCTTGACCGCAGACGGACAGACAGGTCTCAACAGGAGAAATTCTGACGAACTGTACGGAATGCTCCAGAGACAGTTCTACAATCCAACCGCAGCATTCCCTGCAATCCTCGACAATGCCATCAACAAGGCATATGTGGAGGGGCACAAGACTGTGGCGGTCACATTTGACACATGGACCAAGAAGGGCAGCCTTAAGGACTTCAAGACACATGACAACAACTACCTCGCAGGACCAGTGGGAGAGTTCCTCGAAGTGCCGGAAGGTGGCGAGTTAAAGCATGATGTGTTCGGAGATGAGAAACTCCCTACCAGAAAGCTGAAAACATACGGCCGCCAGTTTACCCTCACAAGACAGGCATTCATCAATGACGATATCGACCTCGTCACAAGAATCCCTGCAAAGTATGCGGCAAGTGCGAGAAAGACCATTAATAAGCAGTGCTATCAGATTTTGGTAAACAACCCTGCAATCTATGACGGTACGGCATTATTCAGTTCCGCACACGCAAACCTTCTGGCAAAGGGAACAGGAATCACCAAGGAGGCAGTGCAGGGCATGATTTTGGCACTGCAGAACCAGACGGACCAGTTCGGGGAGGCGACAATCATCCGTCCTGCAATCATCATTGTACCAAGCGGGTATATGTTTGATATGTACACCCTGTTCTTCAGTCCGACAATCAACACAGAGGGCAACACGCAGGCAGTGAACCCGCTCTACAGATACAAGGACAGCATCACAGTGGTAGAGGACCCGACAATCAACGCACTCTGTGGTGGTTTTGGAAACACAATGCCTTGGTGGTTGCTCGGTGCAAAGGACGATACGGACTTCATCGAGGTCGACTACTTAAACGGACAGGAAATCCCTACCATCAGAAGAATGGAGACACCGGGCAGCCTTGGATTTGTATGGGATATCTATCTCGACTGGGGCATCAGTGTCATGGATTACCGTGGTGCAATCAAGAACCCTGGCATTGAAGTAAAGAACCCTATCGAATTAGCGTAATGAAAGGAGGACACACAGATGAGTAAGGCAGCATACTGGCAGAGGGGCGAATCCCTCGACTACACAAACAGCACGGATAAAATCATCGAAGCCAACACAGTGGTGGAGTTGGCAGAGCGGATCGGCATCGCAGGGACGGACATCGCACCCGGAAAAAAGGGCGACCTGCACGTAAGCGGTGTGTTTGAATTCGCAAAGACAAGCACCAATGAAATCCCGATGGGAACAAGCGTCAACTTTGACGGAAACGGAATCACGGAGGCAAGCGGCGGCACACCTGCAGGTTTCGCAGCGGCAACCGCAGGTGCATCGGATACGACAATCCTCGTGAAAATCGGATAAGGGGGGAGTGGACATGAAACTGATAGCGACATACCCAATCCTCTATCAGTCCACCCAGTACGAAGTAGGACAGAGCCTCCCGGCAAACGACACAAAGATGGTGCAGGCATGGCTTGATGCAGGAACAGCCGTATGGCAGGAGGAGGACGAACCGAAACCTGCCAAGGCGAAAGCCGCCACCGCAGAAGCAGGACTGGCAGGACAGTCCCCGAATGGGGAAACTGACGAGAATGTGGTGGGCAGAGTGCCAAAGACACCAACCCGCAACAAGGGGGCAAAAAAGAGTGGTTAAAAAATCATTCAAAGAGGTCATGAAGGATGATGTGAACTACACCTTCATGAATCTGGACGAATTCGCAGACACCCACAATGTGGATGGAAAAGAAATCCCCGTCATGGTTGATGACAATGAAATCATCGAGAGGGAGAAGAAAATGAAATCCAACATGGACGGTGTCTATGTAAAGCAGAAACTGATATATGTCAAGGCTGATGACTTCGGAGCACTCCCAGTAATCGGGCGGCAAATCATGTTTGACGGAAAGCGTTATATCGTGATAGATGCCGTGGACGAACAGGGAGTGTATTCCATCACAATGGAGGCTAACAGGACGAAGTAATGGGCACACAGGGAAACCTAATCGAGGTAACGGTAGACGAAGCCACACTCAAGGCGATACAACTCAAATTGAAGAATGCCAAGTCGAAAGCACCCAGGGCACTAAAGAATGCCGTAAATGCGACAGCCAGGGATGCGAAAAAGGACCTCGCTGCAAAGGCACAACAGACATACACCATCAAGACCTCGAAATTCAAAAAAAACATTAAAC